TCGCGGCATTGGCCTTCGTGGGAGACAGGTCGTATATACTTCCCTTGAGCGCGGCAATGGTAACTTGTGCGTTATTCACTCCGGTTTCGAACTGGGTCACCCAGCCACTTATTTCCACATCCAGCTTGTCTGCATCCTTGGCTTCCAGCTGTTGTTTCTCCAGACCGAGAATCCCCGCGAGGTCGTTCAGTTCCTTCGTCCGCTCGATCTCCGCCCCTTCGTAGTGGCCTGTGTAGCCCTTCATGCCTTTTCGGTCGTACTTGATACGGTCATACAATGCGGCAGGGTTGGCCCCGGGGGCATTCATCTTGCCACGGTACTGCTCCCACATGGCGCTGTCGCGCTTCTGGTCGACGTACTGCCTGACCTCCTGCCTGCGTTCCTGTGATATGCCGGCAAGTTGTTTTTCGACAGCCGCCCCCATTGGATCACCCGTTTCGACAGCTCCGGCTATCACCTTGTCGATGGACCCCTTCTCTGAACCCACCATTTCCTTGTCAATTCCATACGCGACGGATCGTAGCCTGGCTTTCTCGTCATCGTTGAAACTGGTACCGTCTATCTGCTCCATCGCTCCGGAAAGACTTTCGGAAGCAGACTGGACAACATTCTTTTTGGCGGATTGAAAACCATATTCCTTTTGCCACTTTGACCATTCGGAAGCTTTGGCTCGTTCCGACAATGTGCCGTTGGCGTATATGGTGTCAAAAATGATTGAAGGATTCCCAGCTTTCACGGCTTGATCCACTGCCATAGGAAGGCTTGTCTGGAATGCTGCTTCTGCTTCTTCCAGGTCTTTTTTGAGGAACATGGAGTCGATGTACTTGGACCCCGATGCCATCATGTCTTGAGCTTGGTTCTTCATGTTCTGCTTGACGCGCCCGAAGCCTTTGTACGCCTTGTCTATGTACTCGAAATAGGCTTTCTGCATTGCCTGGAGTTTCGGGGACAGGACATAATTCACTTTTCCGTCCGCCCCGTCTTCCCGGTGCGTCGTTCCGTCCGATATGGATTCCATGAGCTCGTTGTTGAACTCGATATCGTGATTGATCGTGTCTGTCTTGGATTTTTGGTCTTTCGCCTTCTCCATGAGGCCGTAGATATCACCGGCTACGGACATTGCCCCCTGTATCGCCCCCACCACGCTCTGGCGTGTCTGTTCCTTGTCCTGGAGGTCGCGCATCTGTTCCGAGAAGTTCGCCTGCCCGGCAGCCCCTCGGCCCCGGAGTGCGTTCGCAATGGGAGAATAGTCTACCGTTCCAAGTTTGGGCATCATCGTCCTCGCTTAATCAAAGGGGTTCCACCACGTTGACGCGGCCTTCGTCTCGTCCTTGACGCGGGCATCTGCGGAAGTTGCGGCATCGTTGTACAGCCCGAGGGTTTCATCGAGCGTCGAGAGGCTGGACGTAAGCACGCTCAGCTGGTTTCTGGCCTGCGATTCCTCCGTGGCGAGGTTGCCCAGCAGTTCGGTCCTGGCCATCGCGTACCTTCCACCTTCACCCCCGAGGACCTTGTCGGACCCTGCGAAGTCGTCCAGCTCGTTCTCCATTTGTTTTGACACGAGCCCCGCCGATCCTCCGGAGCGTCCGGTGATCCCGGCTACTACGTTGCTTGCGCCGAAGTTTTCAAGGAGTCCCTTGAACTCGCTGCGGCTCTCGGCCTCGAAGGCGTTCTTCTGGAGGTCAGCGTAGTTGGGGAACGCCGACAGGAAGCTCTCGTACGCGGATATGTCGGATTTCGTCTGGTCAATCGAGGTCTGTGTCTCGAGCACCGCGGTCCTGTAGCCGAGCGCATCGCTCTTGGCCTGCAACAAGTCGGCGTTGTCCTGCGAGTTTTGACCCCCGAGCCAGCTTAAGGTATCGAAGATGGCCCCGAGTCCGGCTCCGATAACAGTACCCCATACTGGCAAAAGCGTAGTTCCTATCGTCGCTCCGGTAGCAGTACCTGACAAGTTAGGCAACGCCATTTATACCTCCATGATCGCGACGCGGTAGATGAGCGCCAGCAGGAAGAACGGGCACGGGTCGGCGTGCACCAGGTCGAGGTTGGCGTCCGGGTCAAGCGCGGCCCCGATGCTCGCTTCCAGGTCCCCGGTGAACAATTCCGGCGCCGCGCCCCAGACATACGTCCCGGATTTCCACGTCAGGAGCTTCACGTTCGTCCCCGACAATGCCCCGATCCCGCCCCCCAGCGACCGGTACAGCCGCGCTACCGCCTTTTCGATGCGCTTGTTCTTCCCCTGGCTCGTACCGTTGGCCGGGGTTTCCGGCCTTAGAGTAATTGCCTCGCTTTCGATCACAAGGCCAAGGTGTATTGTTGAGAACGTCGATCCGTACGCGACGGAGCCGGATGCCACGGTCTTGGCCGGCAAGATGGCGCCATCGGCCCAGGCGACGACTTCCATCCCTTCCAGGTGTGAAAGCCCGGTCACGGTGTCCGTGGGGCTCCCGTACGTGTTGGCAACGCCGCAATCGACGAAGTGGAAGTCTTCCTGCGCTGTCGTGATAAGGTCGCAGAAGCGGAGGTATTCTACCGTCCGCGTGGATCCACGGAGCACGGTCATCCACAGCACGTCCTCGTCTGCTCCGTACCCTACGGCGATCGATTCGACGGTGCCGCTCATGGGGTGCCGCGCCCAGGCTACCATGCCCGATTGCATGTCGAGCGAGCACGAGACGAGAAGCCCGTCTTCCCTGACCATCCACAGGACCGGTTCCGGGAAATTCTGGATCTTCATGTCCACGATCGGCGAAGACAGGAAGTGCTCGAAGTCCCTTGAAAGATCAATGTCCTGGTACGCCTCGGCCGTCGAATCGTAGATGAGGGCGTGCAGGGACTTCCCTCCACGGCCGACGTACATGGTGATGGTCTCCGACATGACGGCCTGGGGCTCGCTGGCGCCGTTGTACGAGAGCACGGACATGTCGAAATCCGCCGGGGTGATCCCGGCCCCTGAGTCCATCCATACCGTGCGGTTGGTGCCCATGAACACGCGCTGCGCTCCGATGGCCCACAGGATCGGGGTGATGTCCGATTCGAGAAGGTATATCGCATCGTCGGGGGCGATGATGCCATCATCCCCGGCGTCGAAGTCGAAGTCGGTGTACCTCGTCGCGCCGGTCGAAGCGACAGGCGGGCGGGACATGAACACGGCAGTGGGCTCGTCGTCGGTCCCAGCAAGCCCGAGACGCCCTGATATGAAGAATCCAGCGCGGGGATACTTTCCCGCGGCCGCGAACGTACGGTCCCCGGTGAAGGTGGGCGTGGCGAGCGTCCAGGTACTGACCACAAGCGCGAGCGTCCTTGGTGCATAGGAATGATGGAAAACCCATAATACCCCGTCCTCGACGGCGTATTTCAGGCTGAACAGGTCAGCGAGAGCCCACGGGGTCGTGACCTCTGTCGGGGTTCCTCCCCCGACGATGGTGAAGTCAGACATCCATATCCTGGCCTTGAGGTTTGTCAGCTCGATGATGTAATAGTCATCAGCGATGGTAAGCTCGATGAGCCGCGCCTTGGCGTTGCTCTTGGTATTCCCTGCGTAGTAAGTACCCGGGCGCTTTCTGAGTCCTCCCTGCCTCGTGGGAAGGAAGTTCTGGCAAAGCTTGAGCCCGGTCTGGTAACGTGGCGAATCAATGCGACCCTCGAGGAGCGGGGAGACTTCTCCGGATATGAAATTGTTCTGGATCAGCGTAAGGTTTGCCACTACCGTGCCTCGTCGTACCAGAGATCGGGCTCGCCCGGATCGTACCGGCGCGCGTCGGCGCGTATCGCCTCGTCAAGCGCCATCTGCGCTTCCTGGGCGATCCTAGCGGCGAGGGCGTCGGACGATGTGAGCGGGGTAGTCAAGAGGAACGCCAGGTGTGTGGAGATGGCTTTCTTGAGGTATCCAGGCAGGATCCCCGGATCGGTTGGCTGCTCGATGTAGACGAGATAGACTTCTTCTGCATCGGTGAGGATGGACCCGCCTTCGGGGGTGTATTCCAGCTCCCCGGTATCCACGGAAACGATGTTGATGATCGCCGTGGGAAGCGGATAGGAATACAGGAACCCGTGGGAAGGAACCGAAGTGGATCGCGCAAGCTGTACCCTCGAGGCGAACGACCACGACCGGGCGGACAGGACCGCTTCAATCGCTTCCCCAAGGAACGTGTTGACGTACTGGGCGAGTTCGTCCCCCGAGGTCAGAACGTCAATGCGTCCCTTCCCGAGGCGCCCCAGAGCCCTGTTGGCGATCTCCACCCAGCTATTGGCGTATCCTACTTCGGCCATGTTACGCCTTGGCCGCTGCTATGGCAACGGAAAGGTCATCCTTCTTCATGGCGTCGGCGCCCTTGATTCCCAGAACCTTCGCCTCTTCGATGAGTTCGGCGCGCGTCGGTTCTTTCGGAACTTCCACGGGAACTTCCACTGGAACCTCGTATGGCTTGCCGCCCTTGAGCGCGTCCAGGAACGCTCTGGCCTCGGCGTCGACCGGTTCCAGGTGATTGAATGAATTGCCCGCGTACAACGTGGCTTCCTCCGCGCTGAGTTCGCGCTGGGTGCCTTCCCTGATTGCTTCATTCGGAGTGAACACGGGAACGATGAACCTGAATAGCATCATGCGCCTCCTTGCAAGAATGCCCCCGGATTGCTCCGGGGGCTGTTTGATCAGTTCGGACCGGCTTCGATCCACGCGGTCACGGTGCACGCCGTGAGGGTACCGGTGGACTTGGGCATCACGGACGCCCGGAGGTACTGCTTGTGCTCGATCGGCACAGGCAGGCGCGCCCGGGTAGCCTTGGCGACGGCCGCGGCAGTCTGCTGGCCGGTCAGGAGATCGGCCCAGGACGAACCGTCCGCCGACTCCTGTATGATCGGGATGAAACTATCGCCCGCGGCGAAGGTTGCGTCCACGGAGAAGACGACCTCGAAGCCCTCGACCTTGCCGGTCTGGTGCTTGGAGAACGGAGCCCTGGCGTCGATGGCGCCGAGCTTGACGCTGTCGGCGCTGTAGACCTGGACATCCTTGGTAGCCAGGGATATCAGGCCGAAATTCCACTGGGCATCACGCATCGCGGAGCCTCCTTAGGTCAGCGCCGTCTCGGTGTCGGGGATGGATTCCCAGCACCTGACGGGCACACCGCCGATGGCGGTTACGGGGCCGAAGCCGGTGATGTCCCGGACGCTGTACGCAGCGTTGGACTTGTTGTAGGCGTCCGCGTCGATCTGGCCCTTGAGGGTGCGATTGGCGAACGCGACCGCGTTGCGGCCCATGCTCGGGAGCTGGTTCTTGATCTTTTTCACGTAGTCGGACGCGGAGAAGATGTTCGAGCTGCCGGCGGTTTCGATGTTCGCGTACCTGATCATGGCGCGCTCGTTGCGGAGAACGATCGCGGCCCATATCTCGTAGTAGCGGACCCAGGCGTACATGTAGCCGTCGGCTGCGGGGGTCGGCAGGCGGAAGCGCCCGCGGTCCTCGTTCTTGAGGCCGGGCTGTCCGCCCTTGTTGTACGCGAGATGGAAAGCCGAGGGACCGAACTCGAACGTCCACAGGGACGTAAGGTCCGAACCGGTGCCGCTGCCGCCGATGCAGTAGGATCCCAGGGAAGCGCGGCGGCGTCCGAGGGACTTGAACGCGTCGGGGGTATCCGCTTCGTTGGCGGTCAGAAGCTGGAGCGCCCAGTCCTGCATGATGCCGGCGAGGTTCATCGAGTCCTCGGAGTCGCGGACGCGGTAGGCATCTTCTCCGGCAAGCCCGCCCAGGGCTTTCTCGTCGATGATGGACTCAGCCGCGTACATCTTGACGGGCTCGGTGATGAAGTCGGTTTCGCTGGAAGCCGACGTGATGGGACCGTTTACCTTGGTGAATCCGCCAGCGCCGATGCGCTTGGCCTGGAGCTGCTTGTTGTAGCCCTGATGCGTCGAGGGAAGCCAGGGCACTTCGTCCAGGAACTCTAGGTTCTGGGCGATGGCACCCATGACGGCGGCCTCGTTGTCGAAGCCCGCGCGCTTGGTCACCTCGGGGAGCGTCAGCTGGCTATAGGCGTTGAGTACGCTCATAGTGCTCTCCTCAGAGATTAGACTTTGCGCGGCTGTTCTGTTGGTCTCGTAGCGCCGTCCTGTCCCCAGTGGGAGGCGGGCTTCTACTACCTGCTCGGTTTCGATGCCAGTCAAGTTCTGGTCTATTTCCGGCGCGTACCGTACAGCATTGCCGCTGTACCGCATACGCGGTAGAGAGATAGTCTGGGGCGGGACTCGGACCCGCGATCTCCGGCTTATGAGGCCGGCGTCGTAGCCGCTGGACTACCCAGGCAGTTCCCCCGGTTTCCACGGGGTCATCGGGTTGCGCATCGGGGTGAAAAAAGGCGAAAGCCCCGTACGCTCACGACTTGCACTGGCTATTGGAGATGGAGGACTACCTATCAATAACCGTTCACACGCTGCTTGTCAAGCTTTTTTGCCGTACGCCTTTTCAAACTCGCCGGAATAGGCCATCGAGGACTTTGACTTCTGTTCATCCGTCTGAACAGGCGGAACCTCCGCGGGCGGGGTTTCAGGCTTGACGGCCTTGAGGATGGTATCGAGCATGTCGCTCATTTGGTGCCTCCGTATTGCTTGTTGAACTCGGGGGAATACGACTTCCCGAACGCTCCTGAACCCTTGGATTCCCCCTCGCCGTGCGAGCTGATGTACGGGGCGTCATCGAGCTTCGTCGAGATCCCGGCGATCTTGATGGCGAAAGCTGGATTGAACATGAGCCCGGAATCAGCGATCTGCTGGATCAGGGCCGCATCGCCGATTTCCTTTGTCATAAAGGCCGTCATGCGATTGGTGACTTCCTCGGCTTTTTTGGGATCCTTTCCCACCTCCTCGAGCAACCGGTCCGGGAACGTCTTCCGCGCTTCCGCCTTGACCTGGGCCTGCGCGTCGGTGCCGGTCTTCACGAGGGAGGCCACGAAGTCGAACACCTTGGCCGCCTGACCCTTGGTGAACCCTGCCGTGACCGAAAGCGAACGGGCCGCCTCGGACAGCTTGTCCATGTCGGGAACGTCCTTGTACTTCCCGGCGTCGAAGGCATAGTCCTCGGGCTTCTCTGGTATGCCCATGCCCTTCTTGAATGCAGCCACGTCCTCGGGGGTTGCGGTCTTGGGGTCGGGAATGACGATGGATCGCGCGAGCTTGCCCTCGTACTCGATGTGCGCATCCACGAGGTCGTTGAGCTTCGCATACTTGTGGAGCTCCTTCTTGTCCCTCCGGTCGGGTGATACCTGCGTAAGCCAGGTAGGAGGGCCTGCCGGTTCGGCTGGCGGGGTCTGGGAAGTCGGTGGCGTAGAAGCGGGTGGAGCCCCGACAGCGCCTCCGTCATCTGGTGAGTACATGAATCTCGGGTTCACCTATTCCTCCTCCGCGGACAGAAGCGCCCGCTGTTCAACCAGGTCTTCGTCATTTGCCGTTCCAATGATGGCCTTGGCGAAGTTGAATGTATTCTTCGGGTGAATAGCTCCAATTGAGTTAAGGAGCCGGTTCACCCCGGCGATGAGCTGGGGATTGATGGTCTCCGGGTTCGTCGAGTAGTAGCCGGCCTCGTCCATCATCTGCGCGATCGTGACAACCGCATCGTCCCTTGAATAGACGTTGCGGTACAGGAGCCTGGTCGAGAACGCACGCTCGAGCTTTACCTCGGCGATCTGTTTCTCTTCGGGGGTCAACCCTTGCCCCCCTTCATCATTGCCTCGACCGGGCTCCCCGATTCCGGAGCTTTGTCCCCGGCCGCGAGCATCGAGGCCTGGGCCTTGGTCGTTTCGTTCTGGAGCTGCTGGGCGGCAGCCATGGCTTGAGCCTTGTTCCGCGCGTTGCGGATGCGCTCCACGTCCACAAGGTCGCGGACCACGCGGCGGTCCTGGTTGTACGCCTCCGCGATGGTGTCGGCGTACGCATCGAGGTCCACCTTGTCCATGATCTTCGGGTCATACTCGGCAACCTTCAAAATCCTCGCCATGAACTCGTCAGTCTCGTTGAGGAGCATGTAGCGTTTCTGGAGCTGGGCGAGGGGAGATATCAAGTCCACCTTGATCGTCTGGCCTTTGAGGGCTTCGGGCATGGGGGGCAGCCGGCCATAGGCAAGCTGCAGCCCGAATATGTCCTCTACCGCTGGCTCAAGGAACTCTACCGTCATGCGACCGCTCATGGCCGCAAGCATGGCGGACTGCTCGCCCTTGATGTACGTAGCCTCGGTGGCGGTCTTTACCCGCTCCAGGTTGGCCGTGAGCGTCAAGAAGAAATCGGCGTAGTAGGATTCCCGTATGCTCTTGCGGAGGTCCTGGAGCTCTGCGGCGATCCCCTCAAGGTTGCCGGTTATCGGGACAGGCGCGAAATCTTCGCCAGGTCGAAGGAAATGTTTCGCATTAGGTTCGATCCTCACGCCCTGTGCCTGCATCCCCTCGGTAGCCTTGATCGGAGGGCGGGCGGCGAGCTGTACCAACCGCTGGAAGTCTTTCTTCATGCTGTCGACCTGGAGCATGTTGGAATACTCGATCATGCCCGGGGAGTCCACTCCCCACACATCACCCTCGAGGGAGCGGGACCAGCGCCAGCTGTAGAACGGCCGCGTGGAGTACCCGCCCTCCATTATCGCGGTGATGCCGTCAGTTTCGATGGCATACAGGGAATAAATGGGCTTCCCGTCGTTGCGGGACTGAAAGTCCAAGTCGTATTTGTCCTTGGGGAAGATGAACTGGATGTACCGCGCTTTCTTCGTCTGCTTGTCGTCGGCGGCTCGCTGGATGGAATCAGGCAGGTTGTCGCGCCCGAACTTTCGCACGGCTTCGGATGGTGCCATCCAGAAATCACGAAACAGCGTATCGACCTCGCCGAACTCGTCCTCGGCGAGCAGGCATCGTTTCAGGTGCTGGCTGTGATAGATGGGCAACGCCCGCGCCTCGCTGAAATCCCTGAACATGACCGCTGTACCAAAGTCGGCGGCGCATCGGGTGAAGGCCCTGCCCTCCTCATAGAAGGTCGTGCGGTTCAGCTCCGTGGCAAGGGACCGATCCGCCCTCTGGAGCCATTCGGCCACTTCCTTGTTGTCCTTCAGGTCAAGGTTCTCGGGGCTCGTCGATATCCAGGGAACCGCACGACCGAATGCCGCCGACTGCATGCCATTGGCGAAGATGTCGCTGGCTTTCTGCCCGGTGTTGTCGAAATTGTCCTTCTTCGATGGCGGGGCCTTCTGTCCGGGTTCCGTGTCCTCGTCCCAGTCCGACATGATCGGGTTGACCTTGGCAGCGTACAGCTTCCAGTAATCAATGAACCGCCGGCGCTCGTCGATGTACTGGCTCCTGATGCTCATAAGGTCGTCAAGCGCGGTTTTCGATATCCTTGGCGTGCTCAATTCCATTCCTCGCCTCCTAGTAGTGATCCGCGGGGCTCCATTCAGCCTCGTCTTGAGCTGCGGGGAGTATCCGCTCCTCGCTCTTCGTGCCGCCTCTGAGGATCCACCAGGCGATCATCAGGTAGGTGACTACCATATCGTCATGGTCGCCCTCTGTTTCGGCCTCGTACTTCTTCCGGCCCGTCCGCTCGTTTACCTTGCCCCTGAACGCGAGCATCTGCGTCTTGAAATCCTCGCCCCAGCGTAGACCGGGAACAACGGACACCCGGTCCTGTTCCATCAGTATCTTCCCCGCGGCACTGAGGTCATTCTTCGGCACGTGCAGCTCACGGATGATCTTCAAGGGCGACAGTTGCCCTGGCGAGTTCTTGAACACGGTGCCGAACGGGGCGGTCACTTCGCGGACCTGCCCGCCTCCGGTGAACACGATCGGGTTCGGGTTCAAGCCCTTCTCACGGAGCAGGTCGACGACGGCCGCGCCTATGCCGGTTCCATCCACAAGCAGGTCACACGAGTTCCGCAAGTCCACGTGCCCCATGCGGTTCTCGATGATGTCGGCCACCTGGGTATACGGCACATTGTTGAATTTGTCGATGGCCACGATGTCGGCATACACTTTCGATCGGTCGGGAGATTTCAGGATGTCACTGCCCGGGATGATCTCCGTCGAACGCTTCACCACGATTCCCGTCGTGAAGTCGCGCTTCTGGGCGATATCCCATGCCATAATGTACTCGTTCAACCGATCTCCTCGCCGTTCAAACGTATGAACAGAGTATACTCCCGCATAGGTGATTACTCAATGCTGGAAAATACCAGAGCTTTCGGCAGGGTTCGCTCCGGCTTCTCCTTGCCCCGCTCCGCGCCCCGCTTGAACATGCGCTCTACCTCATCGTAGCTGAACACCTGGTCTTCGGGTTCGACGTATTCGCATAGGTACTCTTGCCGGTACATAAGCGCGCCCATTTCCTCAAGGTTTTCCTGCTGCTCGCTCTTGATGGCATGGCGCGGCGAGTAATACGCGATAACCCCCTGCTTTGCCCAATGCTTCCTGAATACCATCTCAGGCTCGGCGGCGAATAAAGTTATTGATGCGTCATCAATCTCCCAAGGCGAGCGGATCAGATAGCGCTCCCAGCGGGCCGTACGGCTTGCGTTGTAAAAATGACCGATGCGCCCGTTCGGTGTCGAGATGGCACATATCTCGCACTTCTCATTGTCCGTGAGCATGGGCCGGACGCCTGACTTGTAGACCATATCGTCAATACGCGAGTCCTCGTCCAGCATGATGATGTCCGGGGACGAGTAGCCGCGGGCTGCTTTCTCGGTCGCAGGGACGACGAGGAGCCGGGACTTGTTCGAGAGCTCCACCAGGCTGTCACTGTCGCGCACGATATCGGGATAGTGGGGATCCCGGCTCATGAAGTCCTTAACCCTCTCCATGTCCTCTACGGCCTGTTTCTCGGTCGCGGCAAGGATCACCGACAGGGATCCCGGGAAGAACCGCGCCTTGTGGCACGGCTTCGAGCTGATGATCGTGCTCTTCCCCGCCTGCCGGGCGCCGTTGATGTGCTTGCGCTTGTGGTGGCTCGTTATGATCTGAGCCTGCCACGGGAACGGTTTGAATCCCAGGGACTGGATGTACCTGAGCGGAGAGAGGGTATAGAGCAGGTCCTCCCGCTCGAGTGTCAAGAACTCTTCTCCAGCTCTTCAACGATCTTCGCGCGCACGTCGGGATGCCCCTCGGTAGCTTTCAGGATGATCGCCTTGAACGACAAGTACGTCTGGTTGATCGTTACATTCACCCCGCCTTCAATGAGCTTCCCCGCCAGCTTCGCGCGTAGCTCCATCGTCCCCTTGAGCGTGTTCGCGGTGTCGAGCAGGAGCTTCCGGGGGTCGGCGTGCTTGTACCTGAATTCCGTCGTTATCATGCCGTTGGCTTCCAGCCGATCGATAAGGGTCTGCATGGACGCCTTCTCGTATCTCGTCTTCCCCTCTTTATCCACGACCCGATATTGCACGTCGAATTCCCAGGCCCGGGGGAACAGGTTGTACTCGTCGGGATTCGAGGCGTCCTGAAGGTAGCGCTCGCAGGCGTCGAATAGTTTCTCTACCCGCTTGTCACGCTCCACGAGTTCATCGATCAAGCTCTTGCCGTCCGCGTGGTCGCGCTCCTTTAGAACAGCAACGGCCTTGTCAAGCAACCTACCATTCAGATATCTCCTGACACTTGAGGGTGTAATGTCAAATCGAGCCGCTATGATTCGGAAAGATTCTTCTCCCTTGACGAGGGCCTTGATGATCTGAGCCTTCTTGGGGTGCTCCTCTACTGACCATCTTCGACCGGAGCCCTTCAATCAACCCACCTTCCACTCGCGTATCGCATCGATGTCGGCAGATTTTGGCTTCCCGTACGTCGGCGGGATCGCTATCCCGTCCGCAGAGGCATAGGCCCAATGAGCCTGGATCCGGTGGCCTATGACTATCACCCCGAGCAAGAGTCCCTTTGGGGTATCCCTGAGTTGCGGGGTTGATACCGCCCGCCCCGACTTCGAGCGATTCGCGGCTGCCTCCCAGTGAGTATACTTCATGATTCCTCCAATCGCATTGCGGGGATCAACCCGTCCTTGAATACGAACAGCCAGTACACGTTTACCACGTCAACAAGCCTGGATTGCGGCGGGAAGTATTGTATGGCCGTGGCTTCCTCCCCGAATATCTGGTTCTTGATCCCCTGAAGGTCGGACCAGAATACTTGCCTGCCCGCATTATGCGGGATGATGAACGCCCGGATTGCCGTGCCGGCGGTCATCCTGCACTCGTTTTCAATCATGACCAGGAACCGGTTGTTCTGATATGCCTTGTCACACCATGATGGCCAGCGAAGGTCTGGCCGTTCTCTTCGCGTGATCTCCCTGAAAATAGCGGAAGCAGTCTTCTGCTTTGCCCTGGCCATGGCTTTCCGTACAGCTGTCTGTCTTGGCATCTTGACCTACCCTCTCCATGGAAAAGATTCCATCCATGATTCTGCCCCGTGTGTTTTGAATATCTTCTTGTGATCGCGCGCAATCTTGTAGACTTTGAAGGCTAGCAGTAGCGGGCTCGGTGGGTACTTCAGGAACTTTATCTCGAATGTGTCATTGGACGGATCCCTTCGCAATATGCTGTCAAATATCGCCATGCTGCTACTCTCCTTTCCCGGCTTTGCGCAGCTCTTTGAGCTTCTGGCGCCAGGCTCTGATCTGCTCGATCATCCAGAACTTGTCCATTCGGGTTTCGCCCTGCATCGTTGCCTCGAGTTCCACCTTCCGGACCTCTTCCTCGCCGTACATCTTGACCAGGTGAGCCCTCATGACATGCTGAACCCCTCCAAGGAAGCGGTTGCACCGTGGACACTGGACGCCGAGGTTCTTGAGGTTCCACCTGGTCGCCCTGAATACGCGGCTGACATAATGGCCGCAATCCATCTCCTTCCAGTGGCTGGGCTCCAGGCATGTCACGCACCTGGTGAGTCCTCCAGGGCCTGACGCCATTCTCCGCACGTATTCGGATACCGCTTCGTCAAGCTTGTCCTCGAGCTCGGAAAGGGAAAGCTCTTCGAGCCTCCGCGGGCTCCGCTTGCCGTCCGAGGCCTTGGGTTCGCGCGGCGTAGCCTTCTTGTGGCCCCATCCAAAGTGCTGATTCCTGAGTCCTGGTTGCTTCATTTCATTCTCCTCAAAACCATCAGCAGGCATTGTCTGGCAGCAATTTCCGCTACTTCCTGCCTGACAACCGTTTTACTTTTCTTGGATAACTCGATGACTTTTTTATATTCTGAAGACATGCATTCATATATCCGCCCATCTGGTAATTTGGCCTGAACAATGACATGCATTTCCGGCCATCCTTCGCGGCTGATTCCGTCGATCAGATCGCCGATTGTCAGTACTATCTCGTACTTCATAATGGTTGTTCCGTCCTTTCAAATAAATCTGGCTCAAGACCTTTCATCCACAGAACTTCTGTACGGCAGGCGTGGTTATCGGCAAGCGCTTCCTTCTCAACACGAGTCCAGCCAGAATACAGGCTGTCATAGAGCTCGCACGGATACCCGGAAATGATGACGCATCCTTCAGTGGATTGAAGGACCTCGGCAAGGGCGACATGGTCGGACTCGGTCATATCGTGGAGATAGTGCCCTTTCCCCGATTGCCATGTGCGCGTCGAAGGCACGTATGGAGGATCGATATAGTGTAACGTCTTGGGGCTGTCATAGTAGCGTATGACTTCGAGTGCAGGACGATGCTCGATTATGACACCTTGGAGTCGCTCGATCACAGTTGCAAGGTTCACTCCAAGAGATGCCCAATCGGTAGCCGGATGCGTTCCCCTTCTGGTTGCCGATCCGCGAAATCCTGTCTTGTGCTGCGCACTGGTTGCAGTTGATCCGACGCCCATGCCGCAACGGACCATGGTTCTCCTGGCCTGTTCGAGAGGATCGTCGCTTTGGTGATAGGACAGGCCGAACTCCTCCCTTGCGAATGGTGTCAGTTCAACAAGACGGCGAAGATCCTTCCCTCGGTCGCGAGCCATGCGAAAGAGGTTCACCATTTCACTCGACAGATCGTTATAGACCTCGCAATAACTCCGGTCTTTACGCAAGAGCACCGAACCCGCCCCGCCAAATGGCTCTACATAACTCCGGTGCGAGGGGAAATATGAGATAATCCACGGCGCGAGGCGCCATTTCCCGCCGTGATATCGCACAATAGGGCGCCTTGGTTTCATCTCGACCGGGACCGGATCATACGGGCTTGAATTCCACGTGTTCAGCCACGACCTTGATCTGAGATTGATCCTTGCCTTCGTCGTCGGTCCAGCGATACTGCTTGAGGCGGCCTATGATGCGGAGGCGGCGGCCTTTCTTCGCTGTCTCCCAACAGATCTGGCCAAGCTTTGAATGGGCAACCACCAGGAAGTACGATACCTCCTTTTCGATCTGGTCATTGCCCTTGAAGTACCGGTTTGAAGCGACGGTGAACGTGCACTTAGGACTACCGGCATCTTTCTTCTCCAGGATCGGATCGGCGATAAGGTCACCCTCGATGATTATTGAATTCAGGTTGTTCAGCATGTCTATTGCTCCTTCTTTTCGAGTCTTCCCAGGTTTCTTTTCCTGGCGATTGTGGTGAACTTTGACAGCTCGTCGACGAGGGCGCGGACCTTGTCGGCAGACGGTTCCGGCAGGTGGTTTCCTCCCGAGTCGGCGCCGATGTTGACCTGTACCGGCTCGCATCGCCTGATCATCTCGACCATGGGCTCAAGGTCGAAGTCCATGATCGGCTCGATGGTGACATAGCGCTCGTATCCGTGCAGCGCGGCCATGGAGAGTGCGCGGGCCTCGGGCCGCGGCGAGTCCCGCATGATCCCGGGATACCAGCGATTCGTCTCTATGGTCGTGCATACGACAGATTCGGCTGGAAGAGAAACGTTCCCCATCGTCTCGGGGTTTTTCGATTGAAACAGATAGCGATTCTTGAACTTTCGGCAATGATCGAGAGTTGCGTCGGTCCACCCGGCTGGTAGTGATCCGGCGAATAGGTCACAGCTCGACCCTACGAAGATGAAATTCCCCGAACCAAGGTCGGTCTTCAATTCCTTTGTGTCGAAGTGAAGTTCGGGCTGCTTGCCCCAGCGCTTACAAAAGCAATAGGAACAATTATGAGGACATTTACCCTTAACGGCATTCCATGTATGGGAGCAAAATTCATACATGTTCCCTCTGGAAACATTGAGCCCCATTATTTCCATCCTCCCTTTCTGCCCTTTCTCCAGCTATGTCCAACCTTGTACTTTCTTGGCCGTCCACTACTATCGTATTTTTCGATATACTCACCACATCCACACGCACAGAGGATCATTGGATTATTCTCTCCGCTCTTGCGCAGCTTAGAAAGCTTGGTTCGGTGATGTTCTTTATGGATGGCGATTGATTCGACCACTTCAAGATTCTCTGGCCGATTATCTTTCTTGTCGCCATTGATATGGTGAACAATTTCTCCTTTTTTCAGCTCTCGCCCTATTTTCTGTTCGGCGATTAATTGATGCTCATAGGCGTATCCGTTCTTCATGCGAAGATGATGCCCCTCCGGCATTTTGATACCGATGTATCCGTTTGAAAGATTGGCGCGACCACCATGCCAACGCCAATGCTTAGCACCAAGCTGGCTCATGTCCGTGGCTCCTCCATCCCGAGTTCTTTCCGGATCCGCTTGACTGTATTGGCATTGCAAGAGCCCCGCCCGTCCAGGAACTTCTCGACCTGACTCAGGTATTCCGGGCTTCGGTAATACGCGCAATCAGCATACAAGGCATCGAGCACTATCCAGCAACCTCGGTGCAGATCGGCGTCCCTGCGCTTCATAGCCTCCAGGCTCCATGCCCATACGATCTCGATGAGGCTCGCGCGTTCCGTGGTCATGCTCCGGCTCATGGCTTGATCCTCTTGAACTCGATCACCCACACCCACGGGTTGACTTCCCATCCGTAGCCGCGCTTGGCGTTGATGAAGTTCCAGAGGTGCTTGAATCCAAGCCGAAACGTGGACTCCCTCTCCGGGTCGAAACGCTTGTCCATAAATGCGGCAATATCATCGCATTCGAACCCCGAACAGACACCTTCGGCCTTCGCATCCTCTTCGCTGATATCATGCACCCGCTCGACGCGGACGGCGGTTGTCTCAAGGTCGATACGCGATGCCTTTCGCGTCATAAAGATCGATGGACGCCACTTTCCGCCATCGGCCTCGTATTCATTTATTTCCACGGGATCCGCGCGATATATATACTCAGGCGGATATTCTGGCTTGCTTAGGTTCGCCCACGTCTCCCTTACCCATAGCTGGTCTCCGGGCTGGCCGTAGGGGCAGGCGGCTTTAACGTTAGGGTTATTGCTGTATCGATTAGCAATCCAAAGTTCCATATCAAAAAGAGTGAGCTTGCAGACCCGCCTCGTCATCGTCTTTCGGCCTTCAAGTAAAGCTCGCACCATGTCACCGCTGAATAAGATTGGTCGCTCTTTCATGGGACTTCCTCCAGGGATACACGGTCTTCATTGCCTCGGTCACATGCGTTCATTACCCAAGGTTTTATATTCGCCTCGGGATGCCGCACCTTGACTTCATCCGAGTATGATTCCCAAACATTGAACCGGAGTGCGAGCCCTGTTCCCTGACAGGCGGCCATGCATCGCTTGATTATTTCCTCGAATTGATCCGGCTCATGAAGTCCGACATTCACGGCGTCGATACCACAATCACAGAGCTCCATGGCGTTCTTCCTGTCAAGCAAGATGCCGTTCGTGTTGAGGATAAGGTATGCCATAGAGTTCCGGCGATAGATAGCGTACGTCACATCATCGAGAAGTGCCATCATCAGCAATGGCTCCCCCCCGGTGAGACAGAAGTATTTGTACTTCCAGTACTCGATGTCATCCAGGCCTACATGCCTAAATTGCTTCCGGATCTCGATGGAGTTATTGCAGCAGTATGGACATTGAAGGTTGCATCCCCATCCCAAAACCATGCGCAGGGTGTCGATCATGGGACTTCCTCCAGTTTCAGGAGCGCCATGATCGCCTTCATGGCGAGCTTTGTTCCTGCATACGTCCGTGCCTGGCCAAGCCCCAAGCCCTGGATCTCGACCTCGGTTATTTCCGCCGTCCCGCTTGAGTGCATCCCGTCATGGCGCCGTACATCGACGGATATCTTGTACGTCGCCTTTTTGAGCCCAAGGCCCTTGTCGACCTCGGACTTGTTGATCGGGCCAATGACGACAGACAGCCTGGTATCCTTCCCGAGTTCTTCACGCTTTTTCATGACCGACTTCCGTTTCGCTGGATGCTACGGGCGGCTCCGGCAATGGCATCCAATGAGTAATATGTTCAAGTTCCTCGCAATGTCCGTTGTTGCCATCGCACAGGAGAAAAACATTGAACTTATCACGCATAGCAACAAGGTAATGTCGGCCAGGGCCTTTCCCGTAATCAAGACCAGAAACAAGTATGTTTATCTTTTCTTCCGGCAACCGATCTTTAACACTAATCCATCCGGTTATAGCGATGATATGCGGGAACATTTTGATAACCTTGTCGATATCCTTGTTCAGCTCGGTCATCTTATTGCACATGTCACTCGCTGTGACTTCGCCTTTTGGACCGGAGCCATAGACGACGGTTCCGAGAGGAGGTCCGTAAATATAATCGCCTATGGTCTCATTAAATCTGATTGCCCTTCCTTTTGGGATTCGATCCCACATTCCAGGGGGAAATCCACATTCAACCTCCCGCATCTCAATCGAATTAGGCAATTCTCCGAATGCATTGAGCAGCTCTACGGCCAACGCCTCCGGACGACCTCCGGCATGGGCAATGTCATATACAGCCCGGGCTATTCGTTCTGCGGATTCTCTGTTCATACAAACTCCTTATCGCAGTATTTCCAGCAGGTGCGCCGGGAGCACAACCCAACCCCGCGGAGGATCAAGGCACTCGTATGGGACAGGACCGCCGTAGACGTTGAACGGCAGCAATGGTCCGTATGTCGGACGCATCGAGCTTACGAGCGTGACTATCCCCTGGTCCTCGTAGACCGAAAATACCGGCACGTCTACCGGGATCTCGCCGGTCCTGAATTCCATCCACATCACAGGTTCCGGCGCGATGACGGCAAGCCGGCTCATGCACAACATCCCGATGGCGAACGAAAACACGACGACCATGGCCCAGCTCAGCAATCGCGTCATTTCTTTTCCGGGCACTGTGGAACCTCCTTCGGCTTGGTTCTCCTGCGTCCGATCCTTCCCAGGCCGGACTTCGTTCTCCGGTCAGGCCGCTCCCAGGCCGGACAATCATGATCAGGCCTCGACGATGCCGGGTGAATTGTTTCTGCCATCCTGCCCCCCTCGCACTTTGTAGCGTTTTGCCTCCGCCAGCTTCCTGATCGCCGCGGCAAGCGCATCCGGATCGGTTGCCGTCTCCGGTTCTCCCCCGCTCGTCCATGGCCCGGCCTGGGCGCGGGCTGATTCGTTCACGGCCAGGTCGACGAGGATGCTCTGGATATTTTTCATGAACAGCCGGGGGTTGAAGTCCGGGAGCCGTTTCGCTTCCACGAGCTTCATGTCGCCCTTTTTTACCGCAAACCAATACCGGCGCCAATGGGTGAAGTAAAACGCGATCGCATCCAGGCCATTCTCCTCCGGGACTTCGGATCCATCGAAGGTGTGCACGTCGACAGGGATGCTCTCCGGAGGCACGCCAGCCTCTGCCGCGATCCCGTTCCGCCATGCCTCGCATGCCTTGGCAAGAAATTCAGAAGGGGTGGTGGTGTCGCGCGCGCGCGCTCCTCCCTCTTCTTTTCTTTTCTCTTCTTTCCTTTCCTTTCCTTTGCTATTTTTCTCCGCGCCATTTTGCGATTCTTCCGCGCCATTCCAATGTTTTTCCGCGCCCTTGGTTCCTTTGTCGCGTTTTCGCTCTCTTTCAGCCTTGACTTGCTGGTAGCTTTCCTGCGTCCGGTCTGTCGTTATCATGCCGTTTTCGTAGTGGATAAGGCCGCATTCCTCGGGGTCGGAAAGGAACAAAAGGAAGTCCTCCAGGGCGTCCGGGGTCATGCCGAGTTCACACGCCGCTCCGGCTTTTACTACCTTGCGGGACAGGTCAAGCCGGGCGCATCCGGCACCGGCAACCATCTCGTTGAGCGCCCAGAATTGGCCATATCCAGTCCATCCATAGCGGGCCCTGAGCGCCATCATCTTGGCGTGGTTGCGCGCATCGTTGTCGTGTGGGAAATACGGCAGATCATTCTTCACAACTATATCCATCCTTCATTTCAAATCTGGGGGTGTGCGGGAATCGAACCCGCGTTATCCAGCATTGGACGTGCGCACGCTAAACCACCCCCGTGTGCTCCGGGTATAAACCGGAGCTGTTTTCAATCCTCCTTCTGTCTGGACTTTGCCGTGTCTGGATTGGCAGCATGGACTGCGGCTATCAGCTCAATGTATCTGGAGTACTCCTCCATCTGCGCGTCGGCGAACTGATATTTTGCTCCAATCTCTTTCCCGGTACTGCGCCAGTCCTCGATTGAGTGCTGCTGGCAACCTATGTCGATCCGGTCTTCGCCCCAATACGAAACGGGGAAACTCGATCCGATAATGTAGATGATCGTTGGCCTGGCTCCGTCGCCTACCCAGGCCCCGTCGCCTACCCTGGCTCTGGCGCCTACCCTGGCTCCGTCGCCTACCCTGGCTCCGTCGCCTACCCTGGCTCTGGCGCCTACCCTGGCTCCGTCGCCTACCCTGGCTCCGTCGCCTACCCTGGCTCCGTCGCCTACCCTGGCTCCGTCGCCTACCCAGGCTCTGGCGCCTACCCTGGCTCCGTCGCCTACCCTGGCTCCGTCGCCTACCCTGGCTCCGTCGCCTACCCTGGCTCCGTCGCCTACCCTGATATGCCTCTTGGCCAGCTCGTCGGTTTCGGTCAGCTCATGCTCTGTCCAGCCCTTACCATCCGTCCATAGGTAAATCATGTCTGCTCCCTACTCCTTCGCCCCGAACAGGCCGAGGATCCCCTTCTTGCGGGTGGCCTTGGATGACTCCTCGGTAGCTGGAAGTTCCGGCTGTTCGCGATCGCCCTTGAGGTATTCGGATATCTTGTTCTCCACAAGGTCGATCTGGTCGAGCAGGGGATTTTTCTTTGATTCCGGGTTCCGGTCGTTCGTCCCGGCCAGCACCTCGATCTCGCGCTTGATCTTGAGCGGCCCGATCTTGAGCGCCTTGTCAGCGCCGTCGACGGTCTCAAGGCTGAGCGTGGCGAAACGTCCGGTCGGGTTCTCCGAGAAGCTGATCTTCGCCACCCGAAGCGGCAGCTCGCCGAGGCCCCAGTACTCACGGGCGTACAGCGAGAGCGTTGCCATCTCGTCGTAGAGCTTTGGCCGCGGGCGCTCGTGGGTCTTTGTCGTCCCCTCGTCGTCGGCGCTGGTCGTGTCGTTGTGGTTCGTGTACGTGGCAACGACGGTGTACTTGCCCTTTTCAAGAGCAAATGACTTGGGCTTCATGGTTCCTCCTCATCGAATGGATAGAAATAGACAATTAGTGGAATCTTCCATCTGGGTCGGGGTCGCTGAATTCGTGTCCGTTTCGATACCGATCGTATGCGCGTTCCGATGATTCCGAATCCCGATCCCACTGCCGGACCGCCTCTGAATCTCCCCTGTCCCTCGCATCGCACCGATCGGAATACGACCAATCCCTGTAATAATCAGGCATAATATTTGCTCCTAATCAGAACGGTATGTCATCAGCAAAATCGTCCGTGCCTAGCGCCTGAGCGGCTGGTCCCTGTCTGGTTCCGGTCTGCTCTCCCTGCGACGCCTGGCCTCCGCCCAGCAACTGCACCGTGTTCGCGCTCACAATCACCTTCATGCGCGAGATCCCGTCCTGCTCCCAGCGGTCCTGCCGCATGGAGCCTTCCACAGCAACGAGCTTCCCCTTGACCAGGTACTGGTTCAGCGACTCGCCTTGCTTGCCCCATAGATCCACATCCCAGAAGCTGGCTTCGTCGACCCACTGGTCGCCCTTCTTTTTCCTGGTACTGGTCGCAACCGAGAAGTGGCATATCGCCTGCCCGGAGGTCGTGAACTTGAGTTCCGCGTCGCGCGTGAGTCTCCCCACCAATACCGCTATTGATAGATCAGCCATGGTTCATCCTTGTGTAAAAATCATTAAGCCTTCTGAGGGCCTGGGGTTCCAGATATACCTTGTCTGACGGATTGTCTGGATCGTTGGCATTCAACCAGATGCCAAAGCCATCAAACTCAACGTATACACCGTCTCCGATATAATCCTTGGTATTCATGCTTCTACTCCCTTCCCTGTTGCCGGTGGAGGTAGCGGCCGTCCCAGGCGCCTGCCCTTGCCAAGATCAGCGAACCGGCATATCAACAGGTGGTCCTCGACCGAGCCAATATTGATATCTGCGCCGCACTCGGGGCATACGCCATGGTAGTCAAGATGCCCATGCCTCTTCTCCTCGCGGTCAAGACAGGCCACGCACAAGCCACAGTCATAGTCCATCGCATCCAGCGGGCGCTTCCCGTACTCTCCCCTGGTCAGGAAGACTGTCACCCGTTCGCGTGGTTTCCCGCACCTCGAGCACAGATAGACGAATGGATCACTCATTCAGTCTCCCTCGGTACAGGTCTTCCGCCAGCGCCGACAGCTCATCGCCCTGGCTCGAGGCAGGCTCGACCATCTCGAGCGCCAGGATGTACCCGGCGACAGATTCGATTGCCGGCGCGGTTGTGGTGGTTTCCATGGCGCTAAAAGAGATCCAGCCCGTCATCCGCGGGTTCTTTGGCTTCCGGCTTCGCGGCCTTGATCACGCGGGGCGTGGGCGAGCCGTCAGCGAGCCACTCCTTGCGCACGCGCTCGATGGTGATGTTCGCTCCAGATATAAGCATCTTGAGCGCTCCGGCTTCGCGGGTTTTCTTCAGCTCGCTGTACTTCGCCCGGTACACGGATTTTTCCTCTTCGCTGAATACAGGCAGCGCTCCGACGGTAGCCGTCATTGCGGCAGCCAGCTCGTTGCTCAGGCTCGCGGGCGCCTGTTCCGCGGGGGTATCGGCGCCGGGATCCTCTGGATCCTCCGGGGTTTTCGCAGGCTTCGCACCGATTACGACCTTGGCCAGTTCTGCACCTGTGTTGAGCCACGCGATCAGCTCTTCGCCGAACTCCTTGCCTGGCTTGGTGTAGAGTTTGTCCTGGAACTTGCCGGTACGGTCCTTGATGACGTTGGCAACGTGCTCGGTCGACAATTCCATGAGGAGGTCGAACTCGTACTCGATGCCCTTGCCCTGCTCAGGCGACAGCCCGACACGGTTCGGTGTCGACTTGCCGGTACGCTCGTCCTTGGTGGTTTCCCATTCGGTCTTCGAACGCATGGTAGCCATGACGTGGCCGGGGAACGACAGGATCGCGTCGACGAGCTGGCGCTGTTTCGGGGTGCCATCCGACCACGCGCTCCAGGTATTGCCCTTGTACTTGGCCTTGGCCAGTCTGTCGATATCGGCAAGCAGCTCCTGCCATGCGTGCGACAAGCTGTCTATGATGAGCACGTCATACCCTGATTTCCCGGCCTCGCGGATCCACGACACATATTCGTCGATCGTCTTCTCTTCGAGGTCGATCACATCGAACTCGAACCGGTCTGCGTACTTGGACGCGGATCCCCGCTCGCTGTCGATGAGCGCGATCTTCTTCCCCATGCCCGACGCTATCGACAAAGCCGAATAGGTCTTCCCGGCTCCGGACGGACCAAACAGCGCCGCCCGCAGTTTCGACTTGCTCTTTACCGCCTTTTCGAATCCCATTTGTTCCTCCATCCGATATTTCAGCGGCGCTCCTGCGCCGTTTTCTACTTGACCGCCGGACACCGCTTCCCGTCGCCGGGAGCGAAGAGCAGGAAACTGTCGTCCTTCCGGAGCGTGGACCGGCGCTTGCAGTCGTGGCACAGCTCGCAATGGCTGTTCCCCGTGCATTTGCTGTTTGCCGTAATCGGCATTCTCTCCGGGCGGTAGCTCACGCGATCGCCGCCTTCCTTGTTCTGGCGATGTACTCGTCAAGCTCGCTTCGCTTGAACAGAAGCGCGGAACCAACGTGGTACGTGTTGATCGCCTCCGCCGATGCAAGGTTGTACAGGTACTGCTTCGACAGCCCGCAGTACGCCGATGCGTCCTGGGCGCGGAGCCATTCCCCCCATAGCTTGGGCTGTTCACGCGTCTGAACGGGATCGTCCTTCATCGCGCGCTCCTCAGTGCCGCCCGGGCCGCTGACTCAAGGGCTTCCCTGGCCTTCTTCGTCCCCGCGGCGTATCCCCTGATGAAAGTCGCCGGAACCGTGTATCCCTGGGCCTTGGCTAATCTACGGCAGGTCGCACATACATGGCCGGTCCGCTGTTCCGTCTCTACACCTGAAGGACGGCCGCACAGTGCCAGTCCGTTCGTGGCGCGGATGTGAAACATTTTGCTGGCGCTGGCAATCAGGTGAACGCGGTGGGTGGTCATGCTCCCACCTCCGCATACAGGCGTCTGGCCAGCCAGAGTTCGCCCTTGCCGGTGACATAGGTCTTCGAGTACAGATGGTCGATCCCGTCCGCCTCGTAGGTGCTCTCCCGGACTACGAACAGGCCGCGATCAATGTAGTCCTGGTACGGGACCCAGCTCTTTCCCGTGCGATATATGACCTTGAGACTGACAAGGATGTCGAATATCTTCCCGGGGCCGATGCCGTTGATCTTGCCGACTTCCGACAGGCTCTTGAGGCCGTCGGCGCTGGCGATGCGGTCGGCGAGCTCTGCCTTGGGCAAGGCGACGGCAAGCTCTGCTTCAAGTTCTTTGACGCGCCCGGCGTGGTACTGGATGACCTGGAGCGTCATCCGTTCGATGTCGATAGGGGTCAAGGCATTTTCGACCTCGGATTTCAATCCTAGGTTCCTCGGGACAAGGTTTTGCTTGATGGTGTCAACCTCGGCCATGGTTAAAAGCGTGGTGACTCCATTCCTGACCAATTCGGGGAAAAGCTCTTTCACTTTCCCCTGTATGGTGTCCGGCTGGTATCCCAAGGCCTCCGCCACTTCCCGGACCGTCATGCGGCGGCCGTTGATCATGCACAAGGAAGAATTGGTCATACCGATGCTTCTTTCATGCCGATAGTGAATACGGAGGTGCTTATGGAGACGAAATCGTTTATATGCCCCCACTGCCTGAAGCAAACCGACTTGGGCCGGGAATACTTCGGGCAGGATTCCCTTCGGCGGTTCCACGGTGATTTCGACGTGGTGTTCTGTACGGGGTGCAAGAAGGTGGTAGGGACGCTCATTCCGTACCAGCTTCAGCTTGATCTTGAGAGGTTTCTGAAAGCTCAAAAACCCGCAAGATAACGATGTTCGGGCTTTGAATGGCGTCGATCTTGCAGTCGACGCCATTCTTCAAGAGAATCTCCCAGACTTTGAACGCCCTTGGGACTGTGTTTTCCAGACTGGCATCGGGATAGTCCTCTGATTTTCCGGGGATTTCTACGGTCATGGTGTGGCCTCTGGCTGGGTGTCTTCGGGCTGATGGGCAGCCATGAATCCTGCCAGCTCCCGAGCCTCAGCGCTTCGCTCAATGCCTTCTCTTTTGTCCAGGTATTCGATCAGTGCTTCGGTTACAATTGCGGGTCTCGGCATGTGCGGGGCTTTTTCCGCTCTATACGCGTTAAGCCTCGATACAATCGGATCAAGCAATTCAATACGATTGCCTGCGTCATTCTTAGCCAATTTAACCTCCCTTGCCATCTTGTTAACATGTTAACATGCCTACAATCCGAAGTCAATCTTTATTTTGTTGTTTTCTTGCAATTTTATTCCGATGTGGTACAATATAAGGGTGCTAACATGTTATGGAGTTAACTATGGCGCAGATATCTGGACGATTCCCGGACGAAGTTAGGACTAGATTAAAGATTTGCGTGGCAAGAGAAGAATCTTCAATCCAAAGAGTTCTTGAGGATGCGATTCTTGAGTATCTGGAAAGCCATGGAGAAGACGTGACAGGGCTTAGAAAACTTGTAGAAGAATATCGAGCCAATGAAGGGAAAGTAGCCGGCTATGAAAGTCGCCTCCCGGCGTCCGGAGAATAATCCAGTTCCCTGGCGGGCGCTCCGGTCACGCCGTATTTCAACATGATAGCAAAATTATGGATTTCAAAAGCTGTTCTGCCCGCTTGATTACGCCAAGGAGAGAAGTATGAAAAAATTTCTAGCGCTTATGATTGTATTGATGTTTGTCGTAATGGTAACAATTCCGGCGTACTCGGAAGACACGATCGACATTGTGACCCGCCGAATAATGACCGGATCAGTCAACAACGGAACAATGATCGGTTCTTCTTGGGATGTTTGGACTCCATATCTCAATGGAATAAAGATTAGTGAAACATATTTTTATCGAATTGCAGGAGATGAGTCATCTGCTATCACATCAAGAAGGCGCAATATTACTGCTAATAGTTTGTTTTGGAGCGGACTTCTTGCTATTGCCGGAGGATGTACGCTCATGTGGACTACCGATGTTGAAGGAATTCAGGTTTATTCCGGGCTGGGTATTTCAGCGGTAGGAATAGGTTGTTTCTTTGCTTCGATCCCATTCATGGGAAATACAAGACCATATCCATACGCTTTTAGACTGGCTGAAGCATTCAATGAATCCCATTGATGGCAGAAGAAAATGGCAGAAAGAGCATGGTATGGCTATGGTGCGCCATGATAACCAGTTATATCTTCTGCCATATATAGCAAGGAATTACATGGGTAATTCGTTATAGTACAATGACTTGCATCGAGCTTCTAAGCAGCAGGTCGGCGGTTCGAGCCCGCCTGGTCCCATTGCTATCTTGTTTCCAGGCAATGATTTAGATAATATGAATTTGCCTGAGTTTGCACGAGGCAGAAGAATGGCAGAAGACTTCTATGTGTTCCGACGTGCAGGACGGGACAATCTGTATGTTCAATTCCGAAATCCGCGAACAGGCAAACTTGGTTCAGCCCATTCCTCTGGCAAGACTTCCGAGGCCGCGGCGATTCGCTGGGCAAAAGCTGAACTTCGTGAAGCCGCATCCAAGGTGGACAAGCGTCTGTCCTCTGAAACAACGCTCAAGGAATGGGCTGGTCCGTTTTTCGGCTCTTCCTGTCCCTACACGGCCCGCAAGAAGGACGAAGGCAGAGAGTATTCGAGTCACTACCTGTCCGATTCCCGTGACTACCTCGAGCAGTTCGTCCTTGATGACGAGATAGCGGATATCCCGCTTTCAGACTTGCGCCGGCGTGATATCCTGGCCTGGCGTTCGCGCGTGGTCGCGGCCAACGGTTCCCGACGGTCGTCCCAGCGTGCTCTTCAGATGCTCAAGCTGGTGCTTAACGAGGCGGTATACCAAGAACTTATCGAGTACTCACCAGCTTCGAAAGTATCTCCTCCGGCCTACACTCCCAAGCCCCGCTCTGCCATCGCCCTCGACTCGCTCGCCAAACTCCTTGCACCCACCATGTACACCGAGCCACGCCACTGGATGGCAACGGTAACGGCGGCATTCACGGGTATGCGCGCCTCGGAAGTCCGCGCCCTCGAGTGGCATCATCTCGATTTTGACAAACGGCTTATATATGTCACACAAGCTTTTAAAGACCAGACTTCCCGCCTCGGCCCGCCAAAATCAGGCAAGCCCCGCGTGGCCCCGATGTCCGAATCCCTGGCGGCGTTGCTCCTTGCATGGAAATCGCGCTCCGATGGCCGGTGGGTGTTTGGATTCTCCGAAAACCGCCCGCTTGGGTACAAGCAATGGATCTACGCCGTCAAGAAAGCCGCCAAAGCCGCCGGGTGCGAGGGGGCGACGATCCACCACCTGCGGCACACGCTCAACACATACCTGCGGGGATCCGGCGCCGACGATGAACGCCTCCGGGCTTCCTTTGGATGGTCGGGAGCCGATGTCCAGGCGGGATACTCACACCCTGAATTCTACGACTACCGCGACCAGGCCGCGGCCATAGACAGAATCATCAAGATAGGGGGACCGGATGAAAAAGGTTGAGGTCATCCAGAACAGGTTCGAGAACGAGGATCCGGTCCAGGACTTCGAGCTTCCGGCCCTGTCCGGCGGCGCCGACATGGACTTCATCCAGTCGGACGATCTCGCGCAGATAGAAGAAGGCATCCGCGCAATCGATCAGACGACAGGGATGCTCAAGATCGTCCAGGGTTTGGCGATACTTAAGGCCGAATCGCTTTGGGAACAATCAGGTGTATCTTCCCTCCATGGGTATCGCAAGGTTGCGAATACCAGATACGGCATGTCCCGCGCCTCCATATCCAACCTCCGAAAAATGGCCTATGCCTGGCTGGATAACGTACGAATGCTTCGAGGCCTCGATCTGTCGGGGAAAGCCAGTCACCTGCTCTACCTGGATGACGCGATCAAGCAACACGGGAACAAGCGGATTGTCCTGGATCACTTCAAATCGCTGTCTGCCCGTGATTTCGCGGCGTGGGCGCGGGGCCCTGTGGAGTCCCGCGAAGCCCTGCCTGATGTCGATGTCTCCATTCGCGCCGGCGTCGTTGCGCTTGACGGCCGCCCGCTTATGGCTTTGAACGACGATCTCCCTGACGATGAGCGGGACTTTCTTGCGCGGACGATCAAGGCAGCGTACCGGGCGAGGCGCGGGGACTGCATCGCCCACGTCATCGCGGTCTACGACGACGGGGAAGCCCGGGCGGTCGACAACTTCCTTAAGAAGCTCAGGGCGTCAAGGTAGCCCCTGACGGCCTTGAACCGTCAGCCTCTCCCCTTGCATGGCATACGGGCGGCGGGGCTGTGTGCGGTTACTTGAAGATGATCAAAAGGGCTACAGCTCCGGAAGACACAAGCGCGATGGATCCCGTGACAATGGCCGCCGTGCGCCACGAGTCACGGGCTTTCACCGCCTTCTGCCTGTCCAGCGATTCCTGGGCCAATTGTGCCGTCATCGACACTTGAACCTCCCGGTAAGCTGTCGAATAGTTCTCCAAGGAACTTGTCAAGAACGTTAAATAAAGCGGCAAGTCCTCGAAGCTGATCCCGAAGGCTTCGACCTGATCCAAGAATTGTTCCAAGCTCCCCTTGAAGTCCTGAAACCTTTCCCTGAACAGAACCCATTGCGGCTGTAAGCTCGCCATTGAGACGTTCAAGCTCGGCGAGCTTTCCTGCGTACTCGTCATGGAGGCGCTGGAGTTCGAGGGCGTGGCCGGACTCGGCGTCTCTTGCGCCGAGAGCGTACGCACCCCACAGAGCAGAAGCAACGCAAATAGCAGCACCAGCCACCAGCGCGATCCATTGTCTTGGTTGCACATCATCCCCCCTTAGCCCTGCGCCGAAAACTTGCCGGAACCGATGAGCCCGGCACCGAAGCCGATAACCCACTGAAAGTCCGGCATCTTCAGGAAGAACCCGACAACGCCGCAAATGATCATGGCGAGCCCGAACACCTTGGCTGGATCCCCGTCCCACTGGATGTCCGTGATGAGCGACAAAAGAAACTTGCCAATCCTGGCAAAAAAGTTCTTCATTGGATCCTCCTATACCGAAGCCAGAGTGAGAATGGCCGTCGCCCGCCCTGCCGCCGTGGTTGAAAGCGCTCGAAGATAGATATCTGTCTTTTCCGGGTACTTCACTTTGAGCCTGGCGTCCCGGTTCAGGTTTTGGTTGCTCCCGATCCCGAATATCTGATCCTGCTTTGTCCCGCCGTTGGTGGGGTTGTACGTCCATATCGAGGCTATGACCGGCTGGGCCATGCCTGATACATGAAGGGCTGACTGCTCGTAGATCATCCCCGCCGGGACGGTAAGCATTCCGGAGGTTCCAACGCCGGTTCCGACGAGAATCTTGACCCACAAGCTGGTGAGCGTCGGAGGAACTCCGGCGACGAGAGTACCGCCGGTTCCGGTCATGATGATGTACAGGTCGCCCGCGTTGGTCCGTCCTGATCCTACACTTGCAACCTCCACCGAGAACACGCGGAGGAAAGCCTTGACGGTTTCGACCTGCGTCTGGCCGTTCAGCGCGATGATTTCGATGAGATGCTTGTAGTCCGCGTCCAGCCCGCAAATCGCTATCGTCCGGGCGCCCGTGCCCGCGGCCGTGTCGGCGACGCTCGAACTGGATATCTGGAGCTTGGCCGCGGCTGCTCCCACGCTGGCGTAGTCGATGAGCGTCGAGTGCTCGGCCATGTTCTCGTTGGTCGTATTCAGCGCCGGGTTGTAGCCCTGAAGCTCGACGATTTTCCCCAGGTACCGATCGTAATACATGATTCCCTCCCTACTCGGTGATTGTTACCGAATCGCCGATGCTGACGTTATCTCGGAGCCAACGGAGGTCAGCTTCCGAACCGATGCGAATGCAACCCAAGGTCGTGGACGAAGAGGAGAAATGCAGCCCGTATGCCCACGATTCCACCTTCTCCCCCGTCTTCCCCGAGTAGAAACCATTTTCATCAAGCGCCCACTCGTCCAGCTCCTCGTTCGCGTCCGTAGCGATGAACCACGGGTACAGGTACGGCTCTTTCGGCTTCCCGTCCGTTCCAAGGGATTCATGCTGGATGAACCCGGTCACCTTCCACGTTCCGAGTGGGAACGGCCGCGGCATGGTCGGGGGGCCTTCGTTCCCATTTTTCAGGATGGTTCTGCACACATCCCGCGACCCTTTGGCCGGGCGCCTGCCGTTCAGTTCGTTGCGGACTGAACACGTTGCCGGGATTTTTTTCCCCCCGGCAATCAGGAGCCTATGGGAATGACTGAATTCAATGTTCATGCTGCACCTCCAAGTGCAAGGATCGCCACGATAGTGGCTCCCACCGCGGCCACGGTGCTGATACCGGCGATGGCAAGGCTGGCAATTTCCCGGCGACTCATCTTCCTGCGGTCCTCTTTCGTGTCGTGCTCTTCCCTTGGAAGAAGCGTTGGAAGCTTGCTTTTGATATCATCCATGTCTTTACTGATTGCCCGGACTTTTGTCACAACGCCGTCGCCGTTTGATCCGATGAGGACAAACCATATCTGGTTGATCATTTCTTTCTGTGTTGGTGGCCTTGGAATTGTCGACAATTACGATTCCTCCGGAATGGTTGGCCAGACCAAAGCTTCTGGATCGTCCACAATTTCAAGTTTTGTATCCGGGAAATCCCTGAGTGCCTGCTTGTACGCTGACCATACTGATTTCTGCGTATCCGAATAGCCCCACCACCGTTCCGGATTGCAGTAGATGGTGTCGGCGTCGTACAGAAGCGTGTTCCTGTACGGCCTCACGATGGCATCGAGCCACTTCTCGCGCGTGGCGGTACCGGCTGCCATGCGCTTTGCCCATGACATGGTCACGATCGCGTCCGTTTCGGCGTCGTACTCCTGCCAGGTTTCGAGCTTGATCGTACCGTCGGCGACTTGCTCCTTGAGGGTCTTCTTGCGAACCTCGCCGGTCGATTGGTCAATGGCAACGTCGCCAGGCAGGATCACGATGCCATCGGCCACGCGGTCTGCGATGGGGCGAAGCTTCCAGCCTTCCGTGAACTCGCGCCTGACTTGACCCTGAATCCCCTCGAATGGCGTGGGAACGAGAGCAAGGTCCCCGTCTATGCTTTCGTTCTCCATGGCTTGGGTTGCGCCTTTTTCTCCATCGCCAGTCTCGTAGACCCGGATGATGGTGTTGTCTTTGATTACTGCATATGTCTGTATCATGGCTTCCTCCTTATGCGGTGCGCTTCCAGATCTTGATTCGGCGGTTGACGGCGCGGGTCTCTGTTCCATTGCGGGGGGTGCCGTTGGTGCCGTCGGTGACTGGACCGGATACCGGGTCAATGGTCGTGACCGACACCCCCGTAGAGCCAGTCCCTCCTGATGCCGTCAGGTAAGTTGATATTACACGACCATTATGTATGTGCCCCTGCCCTTGGTCTTCCTGCTTGCCGTTTACCCGCCCGGTGTCCGAGAGCGTACCCCGCGTCCGGAAGAATATGGACTCCGTGGACCACTGTTCCGCCCATGTGCCTCCAAACAGCGTCGCCGGCCGCTGAGTGGTCGGGAACTCGGTCGCGTCGGTGTTGCTGGAAGCGTCAGGAAACTGGGAATAGTAGGAACCGACGGGGTATGCAATCCCTTTGATGTAAGTTTCATCCATCCGCGCTGATGGCAACGTTCCGGCATCCATGTTCCCCGCGTTCGTGTAGAACGACCCATGTTGCCCGTCAAGCTCGTCCGCATTGAACGTACTGCCTGCGCCTTTCGTGAGCGCATCGAGCAAAAGGGTAAGCGTCGCATCCGAATAGACAAGACCCGCCCCTTCGATGGCTTGCTTGACCATCTGCTTGATGCCATACAGGTTCAGCGTCACCTGTGCATTGTCTTCATCCTCGTCATCGAGCAGCGTGAGGATGTACGGGGTCACGACAGCAGGCCCGACCGACGCGGCAACCGGGATTGGATCTCCCGTCACGTTGTCAAAACCAAGAAGCATGCCCGCGCGATCTCCCGAACTTGGCAAGTCCGGCGACTGGGTGGTATCCGTGATTGGGAATCGTACAATGCGGCCAAGTATTTCCGAAAGCTGTTGTGCCAAAGCTGTCTGCTTGTCCAGGGCGTTCTCGTAGACCTCTGCATCCTGTACCGAACCGTTCACAAGATCGACATCCTGTGAAAAATCCAGCTCCCGGTATACCGTGAGGTGCGTCGCGGTCGGCCACGTCGACAGCCGTGTAAGCGTGCCGCCGACTCCTGGGGACGAAATGCTGTAGTCAACACCCTCGACAAGGGCCACGTCCCCCGAGGCTGTCGACAGGATCGCCAAAACCTCCGGCGTGGCCCAGAACTTGAAGCTGAACGGGTAACTGGCTACAGCCCCCCCGGACAGGTCGAACTGGACCTTGCTTGATGTTGTACCCAGACTCAATTTATTCTCCTTCCCCTCCGACGAGGCTGATCAAGAATTCGATGTACTCTTTCAATGCCAGTACCGGCAGGCCAAGGCCCAATCCAAGGCCGGTTCCAATTTCCTCGATGCTCGCGAGGATATCCCCCTCGAGCAGATTGTCCGCACCGGAAAGCAGGGATTCGACCGCCGGCAGGAGTTCCGATTCTCCGAACCTGCGCCGGTCTCCCGCGATCCGGCGCTTCATGAACGAGGTCACTTCGTTTCCGATGATCGGTATGGAATCGGTGAACTGGGTCGTCGAATAGAACACCCAGTCCCTCCACCATGCTTCGTCATCGTCGGGCTTGTCGTTCCCCCTGGCCTTGGCGAACGCCCCCAGGAGGATCCCCGCGATCGCGTAGCTGGTCGCTATGCCCACCGCCCTGCCGTATTCCTTTTCCCTCATCGCCTGCGGGAGGTCATATCTGATGTTCTGGTACACTACGTTCAAGGCGGATCCGAACTGCAAGAGAAGCTGCTTCCATTCGTTCTTTCCGCGGAATATCGGAGCGAGGTCGACGCCCCGGGCAGAGGGCTGCGTCTTCAGGGTGATGTCGTCGGCCTTCCTGACCGCCTCTTCGTGCTCCATCCCTTTGGCAATGGCCTCATCGTACACGCCCTTCCAGCCTATTGCCACGCTGAACCGGTCGGCGTACTCGAGCCCCTTCATGCCGATATCGCCGATCTTCTTGGTAAAGCCTTCGAACCCCTCGCGGCCCATGTTCTTGATCGATTCGAATATCTGGTCGGCTGTACGGTGCGACAGCATCGGGGACATGGCTTCGATCTCCCCGAGCCACTTCATCGGGTTCCCTGACGCCAAGCATTTGAACGCGTTGGCGCTTGTTCCCTTCGGCGCGTAGGCCATGTACGGCAGCGGGCTTGTGATGATCTGCTTCATGATGCTCGCCCAGCGGAACGACAGGAACCCGATAGCCATGTTGCCGCGGAGCAGCCTGACCGCCCGGTCGCCTTCCTCGGGCTTCTTGAACTCGTGGGGGTTCGCTACCTCGCTGATATACTGGTCGATGTAATCCATGCCCGACTTCCCGAAGCTCTGGATGATCGCCTCTCTTACGCCCCCGGCCCTGCGGGACTTGTATACGGCATTCAGCTTCTTGAGGTACGTCCCGTACGCCACCAGATGCTCCTGGCGCTCGACGGCCTGCTGCCATGTCCCGAACAGGTCAAGCTTGATCGGCGTCTGGTGGCTCGCCCCGATCTTGATACGCTCCAGCGTAAAACCGGAATCAGGCAGGTTCATCATGCCGTACTTGGTCTTCAGCTCTTCCATGATCGAATCGCCGAACTTGTCGAAATACGCTCCCTCACGGTGGATGGGAAAGTAATGCGCTACCTTCTTCATCTCCTGGTTGGTGAGGCTTATCACGGCCTTGTTGAGCCGGTCGAATTCCTTGTCAAAGTCCTCCCCGATCATGTCGGCAAGTTCTTTCATGCCGTCAGTGAGGCTGCCTTCAATCGCCGCGTTCATCTTCGCCAGCTTCTCGTTGCCAAGTGATTTGAGCACGTCCGGACCGAGCGTTCTGCGCTCCTCTTCGCTGAACAGGTTGCCGAATATGTACGCGGACTTCGCGTCCCTATCCCGCAACGCCAGCCGGACCGCCATGAGGTCGCCCCTGGTCACGGTATAATCCGTGGCTCCTGGACCCACCCCTCCAATCGTCACCTTTTCGCGGAAATCCTTGTCAGCCATCTTGAGTTCCCGCATCCTGGTGAATACCTTCTTGAGCCGACGGTCCATCTGTCCCACCTTGTCGGCGTAGCGCTCGCGCTCCTCGTGGACCAGCAGTCCGGTGTTCGCGCCGTCCGTCCCTCCGTCCATGTAGATGCTCGCGAAGCGCCGCATGTTCAGGAACGGGATATCGAGGACGTTCCGCTTTTCCATCTTTCGCATGAGGTCCTTCTGCTCCTGCGATCCATGGCCGAACGGCGCCTTGAACCATTTTGTCTTGCGGACGGTCTTGTTCGCCGCGTGCCTGGCGTCGGACTTGTCCATCTCCTCCGCGGCCGTCTTCTGCTGGTACTCCATGCGTCCCTGCTTCGCTATCCGGTCGATGATCTCGCGCAGGTCCTGAAGCTCGTCCACGGTCCACGCGGTGACGGGTTTTTCGTTGATCCGGTCAACCATGTCATTGGTCAGCATCTTCCCGAGCGTGGGGCTCTCGCGGAGCAGCATGGACAGCGCGGCTTTCAGGTTCTCGGCCTGGACGGTCGTGTGCCTGGGAACTTTCCTCTGCGTGCCATCCGCATCGGTGATGATGTCGAACGCCCGGCGCTTGCGCGGCTCTCCGAGTTCGTCATCCTCTTCTATCCATTCCCATTTCTTCGAGCGGAGGTATTCCTGGATCGTGAGTATCTGCTGGCGCTTGTCCCATATGATCTGTCTGGACGGCTTCTTCATGATGTATTTGCGCAGCGCGTCCCGGTGCTGTTTCAGCTTGGCGGTCGCGCGGATCTCGGCGGTGACGAACCGCGCCTGCATCCGCGCTTCTTTTCGCGCGTCGTTCAGCGCAGCCACAAGCTCGCGCTTGGCAAGCCTAACGGACAGCTTTGACTCGTCCCGCGCCGATCCAAGGGCTTCGACGTACGCGGCCCTGGATGCCTCGAGGCGCGCCTTGGACTCCTTGGCCTGCCCGAGCTCCTTGCCGGAGTCCCGTAGCTCCTTCTTTACGAGGTCAGCTCTCCTCATCATGTTTCGAGCGAAGTCTTCCTCGGCTGCCAGTTCGCCCCCAAGCTTCCTGATTTCTTCTTCCGCGTCGGCCGCTTGCTTGGTCAGCGTCTTCTTCTCTTCCTCGAGCCGGCGCACGTAGTCGTCTAAGTACGGGTCGTCATACTCCCCGGCTTTGATCCGATCGCGCACTTCTTTGTCCGTGATGCTGTTGAGGAGCGCGGTCCGTTCCGCTATCGACATGTCGGCGAATCTGTCCAGCTTCGGGTCGGGGATGCTCTGGAGCTTCTCCCTGCCGGCCTCGGCATACTGCGCCATGTCAAGATCGCCGGTGAGCTCGGCGTACAGTGCGGCAAATTCCACCTCGTTGTTGCGGATGTACGTGAGGATCGCCTTACGAGTGGAAGGTTTCAGCTTCTTGCCGTTCCCGACAGACTGCGCCGACAAAAGCACAAGAGGGTGGTCGCCGAGCCTTCGCGCAAGCTCCTGCTTCCACTGGTAGGATTTCTCGATCTGCTCTTGTTCCTGCTCGTCCATCGCCTGGCCCTGGTCGAACGCTTGAACCTCCGCGTCCCATATCGACGACAACAGTGATTCCACCCCGCCAGCCTTTGCCATTTTCGCGGCGAACTCGCCCCTGCGGGCTTCCCGGCGCTCCTTCACGCGGCCGGCAGCCTTTTCTTCTTCCTGCCTGCCATGGACCTTCTCCCAGCGGTCCTTGTACCATCGCCCGGTGTCCTCGCCTTCGGGCGCCCGCCGGTCCTCGCCGAACACCGGGATGGCATACTGCTCTACGTATTCCTTCCACTCCTGCCAGGACTCATAGGTAGCGGCTTCCGCATCGATGGCTTCCTCGTCGAGCTGGTAGAGGACGGTTAGAGGTTCTCGATACATGGTCTCGGATATTCTGTAATCTTTGTTTTGTCCCTTGTTCTCTATGAATCCAAAACGCTTGTAAAACTCAATAAGGCGAGGTTTCGATGCCCCCCATTCGGCTGTGGGAGTAAGTTCAAGCCGTATTCCGTGTTTGTCTGCAAGCTGGATTGCAGACCCTAAAGCGCGCGTAGCAAGGCCCATACCTCGCTTTTCTTTCTGTACTTTTATTGTGACGCTGGCTGATCTGGTGCGAGCACCGGGGTATATATCGAGCGCTACACCTTGATCATTCCATTCCTTTCGTAAAGCTGCGAAGTCTTCGTCGAGTTGGAAAAGAATCCTTGGATCACTTGCGTCCCAGGTGCCACGGTTGTTGATAGACTTGATCTGAGCGGGATTGAATGCAATGATTTCCTCTAGTGTACCTTCTTCATTCTGGACAAATACACCATCGTATCCTCCGGATAATGCTTCATCTGCAAGGTGTGGCTCTGTAATTCCAACATAAGTGTATACGAGTGGGTTTTTTATTGACAAATAAACAGGATAAACCATTCCGGACGTTGATTTATCTACGCGGGCAAGCTCGGAGCGCCATTTTGCTTCCAATGCTTTCAGTTCATCGTATTGGGCTTGCGATATCTTACCGGACCTTAAATCAAGCCACACCATCATTGGTGTTGTTCCGTACTCTTTTGCACGATCCTCGTTTGCACGGTATGCGGCTTCTACGCCAGGATCCTGTATCTGTGCCGCTCCGAGCCGATACCCATCAGCCATAAACTTTGAAGGGGTAAAGTATACCCCCCTGCCCCAGTCCCCGGTCTGTATAGACTCATATCTGCTTATATCAAAGGCCTGTATATCTGCAACGCCACTCCCATGGTACACCACCAGCGGCTTTCCCTCTGCATCAACCACCTTGGAGTCCCCGAACCATTTCTTGAAAGCCTCGGAATCAGTGGGGGGAGAGGGCTGAAAAAGGATAGTACTTTTGTTATTGTATTCATTGATATTCTGAAGTATATTTTTAAGTGGTCCCGTAAGCGGGGAAGCCGTCAGGTCGATACCATCGATGTCTGCGACTTCCAACAGCCCTGCGGGACCATTATTTATATCTACGGCTTCCAATGAATATATGATATTTCCCTTAGGATTGATCAGTTTCTTGACCGTGAGCTTCACAAGATAGGCATGATCCACTGTACGAAGCTCTGAAAAGAACCGAACAATTCCCTTGATGTTCGCATCACGTGCACGGTCTTCCTTTTCCCATCCCTCGACAGCGGTTTCAAATAGCCTTTTTAGGTTCGCCAACGCCAGCGCATGGATTTGAGGCGAAACGGATTTCTTGACGGCGCTTCCGCTTGCCATCTTTGAAGCGCTTGCCCGCGACACTGTTGCTTCAATCCCGGTTGCCCGGTTTTTAATCGGCATTGAACCAACCTCTGCGAGCATGCGTTCTTTTGCATCGTCTACAGATTCAGGCTGGAACAGGGTCGTCCCTACTTCCTCCCCGTCATAAAACCTTCTGAGCTGCCCCATTGCCCGCTTGGGATCATCAGTTCGGATGTCGGCTTCACGGCCTTTGTCATGTGCCTCTATGGCTATTTCCTTGCCATCGTACAGCTTCCTGAGAATGGCAGCCTGTTCGTAGGTAGGAGCGTTGTCAAGTTCGATGATGCCGTACTTGGCATCAATCCGTATGGCTCCTTGCCTGACAAGGTAACCTCTGGCCCCTTGAGGAGAACCTTCCCACCGAACGTCTGAATGAGCCTGCAGGCGCTTGCCTTTCAGGTAGTCAACGCCTTCGATCTTTAAGCGGTCACCCTTCTTTTTGTAGTCCGAGTCCTCGACCCTGCCAGAGAGGTCGACCATTCTCCCGTCAGGCAAAACGAATCCGGCTTCGTTGATGTCGTCCGTTGCGCCTTGGTAATCGATGACAGCATCGAATATCTTTTGAGCCTTGTCGGTGGGGGTGGAGGTCTGGAACAGAACCTCTTCCTTGCCACCTTGCTTTACAGCGTTGGGGCGTTCAGACGCTTCCCCGTACTCAGCGTCGGTTTCCGCTTCGGAGGCCCCTCCTTGCCCTTCCTTGGCGATTGCGGCGGTCTGCGCCATCTCTGACAGCGGGGAACCATCGGAGCGGAACAATTCGTCCATGACGGCGCGGATACGGGGGTCAACGTCGGCCTGCTTGAGCACCTTGCCCCACAACCGGGTAATCCACTCGGCGATCTTGGCGAACACGCCCCTGAGCTTTTCGTCTTTCACTTCACCATAGGACAGGTACTTCACAAGGTCGTCAACGAACCGCTCTTCGTGCTCGCGGGTCCACTGACCTCCAACGATCTTGTAGGCGTCGTCCAGGTTCTTTCCCAGGTCGGTCCCGATCAGTTGCTTGCGGAACAGGTGACCGGACTCGTGGACGAACGATACAAAGTCGCTCTTCTCTGTCACCATGACCAGAGCTTTGGCGTCACGGACGAACTCGCCAATCTTCAGCTCCTGCCCGTCCTTGGTAAACAGAATCCCCGCCCGCTGTCCCTGCGCGGCTGACACCCGGTCCATGTTGGTTCCGATGATTTCGGACGAGAACTCATTCTTCAGGTAATCGTCGAACTTCACTCCCATGGCGTTGGCGCGGAATTCATGGATGAGGATCGCGGCTTCGCGCTGAGACGCCGAGACGTTCGGCATTTTGTCCGATATGGCAAGCCTCAGCTTCGCGCGGGCCTGAGCGACGTTCTTGTCCTCGCCTTCGGAATACCAGTTCGCGCCGGTCCCTTTGGGATTGGCCGCGGTCAACCGCTCGACAGCGGCGCGGGTGGCGTCAGTAGCCCCTTCGGAGACGGTAATCGGGAGTCCGGGATACTTGGCCGCAAGGTCAAGGATCGCCTCGTCCCGAGCCGATTCATAGCCCTTCTTGAACGGGGCACTCTTGAGCACGATCCCGTCCTCGGTGACTTCGTATCTGAGGTACCCGTACCGCTCCTTGGTTTCGGCGTCTCCTACCTTGAGGATCGCTTCAACCTTGTCTTCTTCGGCAGAGGATACGGTCGTCTCTTCGGTGTAGAGGCCGCCTGACTCGGTTCTGGTAATGGGCTTCTGTTCGCCCTGGGGAACCGCCTGGCGCTCTTCCTTGGCCTTCTGCTGGGCCTGCTCCCATATCTTCCCAAGCGCGGCCTTCCGTTGTACCTCGGGGACAGATTCAACGTCTTTCCACTTGCCAGCCTGCTCAATGAAGGTTTCGCGGTCGGTCATGCCGGCGTATTCCTTCAGCGCCTTCGACTGCCTTGCAGCTCCCTTGTACCCGATGAACGCTCCCGGGAGCCCGTATCCGAGAGACGCAAGCGCCCCGCCCTTGAAGTTCTCCCAGGCGTTCGTGGCTATCTCGGAGGCTTCGGTCTGTTCAAGCCCTCCATCTTCCAGCCCCATGGCGATGTTCTTGATAACGTCCGATGATATGGACTGAAGCGCCTCTTCCGCGCCTTCCTCGAGGAGTTCCCCGCCATACCCCATGAGGGAGGTCGCAAGCGCCCCGGACTTGCCGGATATCAACAATCCCTTGGCGATGTTCCCCGAGATGCCGGTGATGGTCTTCCCGCCCACTTTACCGATGAGGCCGGGGACGTTGCCAAGGAACGATTCCAGCGCGGCCTGTACCCCGCCTGATATCGTCGCCATAGGGTTGGCGATCTCGTGCGAAACGCCCTTCTTGCGCATGTCGTAGTAATCGAGGGCCGACATGAGTTGCATCGAGGCCATGAACGAGCCGGTCCGAGAGGCAGCCGCGATCATGGCCGCGGACATTGCCACAGCTCCGACAGGAGCGCCAAGCCCGAACGTGGCAGCTGTCCCGCCCATTGCCGCCACTCCGGTTGCAACGGCGGCAGTAGCGGCCATGCCTGCCATTGCGCCCTTTCCGAGCACTTGGGTCATGAACGGCGCGGATCCCGCCCCGAGTTTCATTGCCTCAACAACCACGTTCCTCGGGAACCTGTCCTGGAGCTTCGACATTTCACCGTATATAGCGTCGATCTGCTTCTCGAGCTGCTGGTCTACACCTCCCGAGTCCTTCCACTGCTTGGCGAGGTTCGCGGCGTCCATGGTCATGTCGCCGACGCGGAAGGAATCCGATATCGCCTCGAAATGGCTCTTGCCCCTGGCCGCGCCAGGGGACATGAGCCATGCCTGCGAGATGCCTTCAAGGTTCTGCTTCGCCGTGGCTACGTCGATCCCCAGCCGTTGCGAGTACATGAGCGCCGAACCCCAGTTCCAGCGCTCCTCGTCGGGGTTGGCTGAGTTGGCTATGCCGTCGCGTATGATGCCGTAGTCGGCGTCTGACAGGGGGATGCCGTACATCGCGTCCCGCTTGGCCTGCTCGTTCTGCCGGATGACCTGTGCTTGCCTGTCAACGCTTTCGAGCACCACCGACGTGCCGGGGTCCACGCCCCTGCGTATCGATTCAGCGTTGCTGTCCACCTGCTCGAGCATCGTTGAGCCGGGGGCCGGGGTATAGACCGGCCCTGGCTTCTTCGGTTCCTCTGGTGTTATCTTCAGAAGCGTGTCGGGAAGCGGCATCAGAACGGCGCTCCTTCCCGTATCAGCCGCGCATTCTGCTCTGAGGGCGTTTCAGGTTTACCCGCTGCCGGTGTCCCGTCAAGGTTCATGTCCCGGATGCTTTCCGCCTGCAAGGCCGCTTTCTGCGTGTCCTTCGGTTTCAGGAACACCCGCTGTCCTCCGATGATTTCGTAGAACTCGAGCTTCTTCTTCGGCGCGGTAACGTAGATGGTGCGTACTTCGCTTCCGTCCCGTACCTTGAACACCGGGAAGGCCGAAGAATCATACAGCCCTTCCTCCTGGAAGGCGGCATTGACGTTTTCATGATTTGTACCCAGCACGGCGGCAAGCTCGGTGCGCCCCACATCAAGCATCTGGTTGAGCTTCTCGCTCATGAACGGGACGATTCTCGTCTGGACAGGGGTATTTTTATCAAACACCGCTTCCGTGTAAACGGCAGATTTTGCTACCGTTGGATTGTTTTCCAGCTCATACACCAACTCACCCACTCCATCCGGTGTTTTGGTGAACCATCCGTTCTTTGCAAGCTGGGTGAACTTCTTGGCGCCTTTCCCGACCATCGCGGTCGTCAGCTCTGTGGCGAGTTTGGCGTAGTCATTTTCGTTCATGTTCGGATTGTCCATGTACGCCTGATACACCGTTGTGCTTAAAATTGAATCAAGTTGCAGCGCCTCGCCGGAATCGAGTTTGTATTCTTTCGCGATCTTCGTCGAATACGATGCCATGTTCTTGTAAAACTCAGAGAATGCGGCATTCTTGTATGACAGGACCTTGCCTATCGCGGCATTGGCCTTCGTGGGAGACAGGTCGTATATACTTCCCTTGAGCGCGGCAATGGTAACTTGTGCGTTATTCACTCCGGTTTCGAACTGGGTCACCAAGCCACTTATTTCCACATCCAGCTTG